TCCTCCAGCCTGTGCCGAGCCAATCACTGCGGCCCTGGGCACGAGTGCATACCCGAGCAGCCCGGCCATGAGCTCCAGGGGCAGGTGGTCCCCGGTCTGCTCCATGATCCGGATGATTTCCCGGACGTGCGCCCCGGTCACGTCGATGTCGCCCGGCTCGATCACACCCCCTTGAGCCCGCAACTCCACCAACCACGCGTCGACAGTCTCCCCGATCGTCGGCGTACACATACAGCCACCCCGCTTTGTTTCCCCCTGCATATCGCCGAATCGGAATGGCTGCAACGCCACAAATATTATCACCTAAAATAATCATGAGAACTACGCAATTACCCTACCAAGCTTGGGACGCCGACTCACCAGACCTTACGCCAGCAGACCGTACCGCCCTCATGTGGCTGGCCCTGGCGCAGCTGGGGAAGGTGGCCTGCCCGCCGGGAATCGTCTGCCCCTGCATCCCCTGCGCCTGCTGCTGGCGCTGTTACTTCGAGGAGAAGGCCCGGCGGCGCCGCGTGGAGAGTCCGACGAAGGCGGTCGGGGGCAGTGGTCAAGGTTTGCATGGTGTGCATGGTTCCTGAGTAACCGCAAGAAATCAATTACAAATCAAGAGCATGATTGTCATGACCCTCCTTGAAGTCCTGTACGAGATGGTCCACGGCAAGCAACAAGCCAAGAGCATCGACCAGATCGTCGAAGATGCATACGGCGTTGATCCGGAGACGGAGAAGCCGCGCAAATCGAAGTGGTCGCTCTACAAGGAGCTTGATCCGAGCTACCCCGGAGCGAAGTTTGCCGCAGCCGACCTTCTGCCGCTGATGCGGGCCTGCGGAGACATCGCGCCCCTGCGCTACATCGCCGCACAGATGGGCTACGTCCTCGTGCCCATGACCTGCGCCCCGGACGGCCGCAACCTGGACCACGAATGCCTGCAAGCCCTTCAGGCCATGGCTCGCTTCGTGGAATCCATCCAGCTTGAGCGCACGCCGTACGAGGACGACATCCGCCTTCTCGAGCTGGCCAACAAGGAGGGCCAGGATTGCATCGTGCGCAAGCGCGACCGGCAGGAGGCCGAGAAAGCAGGGAGGGCGGGGCAATGAACAGCCCTGGCTTCCTCAGGAGGGCGGCGTAATGGCCCGCTATCGCAAGGTTGACCCGCGCATCTGGAATGACGCCAAGTTCATGGCCCTCTCAGAGCGCGCCAAACTGGTCTTTTTCTTCCTCCTCACGCATCCGCATTTAACCATGCTCGGGGCCATGCGCGCATCATTGGCCGGCTTGGCCGAGGAGCTTGGATGGCCAGCGGAAGCCTTTCGGGAAGCCTTCGGGGAAGCCTTCCAAAAGGGCATGGTAAAGCACGACCCGAAGGCCTGCCTCATCTGGCTCCCGAACTTCCTCAAATACAATCGGCCGGAAAGCCCGAACGTGGTCAAGACCTGGCCGGAGGCCTTTGAACTCCTGCCCGAGTGCTCTTTGTATCGTGAGCTATTTCAGTCAGTTAAAGCCTATGCGGAAGGCTTGGGGCAAGCCTTTGGCAAAGCCTTTGCCGAAGCGTGGGCGAAGGCTTGCCCGAATCAGGAGCAGGAGCAGGAACAGGAACAGGAAGAAGAAAGACACCCCTCTGACGAGGGGTGTTCGTCCCCGGCGCAGGGAACGCCGGAGGACGGCACACCCTCGGAAAAGCCCCCGGAAGCCTCCGAGCCGCAGACGCCCGACCGTGACGGCAAGGAGGCAGGAGAGGAGGCATCGGAAGCCGGGAACGGCACCGGCAACAAGGGCGGCAAAAAGCGGCCACCCCCCGATTGCCCCCCATGAAGCCATCGTGGCGCTCTATCACGAGTTGCTTCCCGGCAACCCCCGCGTAGTCCTGTGGGACGATGACCGCCGCGCTTCACTGCGCGCCCGCTGGCGGGAGGACCCGGCCAGACGGTCCCTGGCGTGGTGGCGCGACTACTTCGCCCGGGTGGCTCGCTCGGACTTTCTGACGGGCCGAAAACCGGGCAAGGGCGGACCGTTCTACCCGGACCTGGAATGGCTCATCGGCCCGAGGAACATGGGCAAGGTGCTCAACGGCCGGTTCGACAACCGAGGACCGAACACCGGCTCGGCGCAGACCGACCGGAACATGCAGACGGCCATGGAAATGGGCCCATGGAGACGAGACAATGAACGGAAACCGACAAGGTGAGATTCGCGGAGATCATGACGGCTTTGGCCGAGAACTTCGGCGCCACGGTGAGCAAGCCCGGGCTCTCCCTGCGCTTCGAGGCCTTGAAGGCCTACACCATCGACGACGTGCAGTCCGCGGCCACCGCCGTTCTGCTCAGCCGCAAGTTCGCCAAGATGCCGACCGTGGCCGAGTTCCTGGAATACCTGGGCGGCGGCAGCGTCGAAGACAAGGCCATGCTCGAGGCCAGCAAGGCCCTGCGGGCGATCAAGAGCCACGGGCCATATGCCAGCGTGGTCTTCGACGACGCCACGACCCAGGCCGTGATCGAGTACGGGTTCGGCGGCTGGATCAAGCTCGGAAACGAGCTCACGACGGACGGCGAAAAGTGGTTCCTGCGGGACTTCGCCCGCATCTACGCCAGCTATCTCCGGCAGGGCGTGACCAGGCCCGGCGTGTTGCCCGGCATCATCGAAACGCAGAATCAGGCTCACGGCTTTCTTAACGCCATGCCTGCGCCGGTGGCGATCGGAGACAAACGCAAGGCGCTCGAAATCGCCAGCGCTCCAGCGCCGGATCAGATCAGGTCAGGCGGTCCGGTGTCGGCAGCCGAGGCCATGGGCCGGCTCTTTGCCGGGCGCTTGGCCATCGAGGACTGCCCGTCGTGACAACCGAGACGTGGACCGCCGAGCAGTACCGGGAGTTCGTGCGCACCGGGCAGGCGCCGGGCGGAGCAGTGCCGGCGAAGGCGGAAGCCGTGGCCATCGCCCAGGCTGACGCCGTCGCCCCGGCGCCGGCGCCTACGCCCGACTTCCTGAAGCCAACCGCGCCCGCGTCGCGCATGAACAAGACCGAGGCGGCCTTCGCTACGTACCTGACCGCCCGCGGTCTGACCTGGCAATACGAGGCCCTGAAGCTGAACCTCGGCCACCGCTGCTGGTACACCCCGGACTTCGTCGTCTTCTCCGCTGGCCCGCTCCTGTTCGTCGAGGTCAAAGGCTTCTGGCGCGACGACGCCCGGGCCAAGATCAAGACGGCCGCCCGCAGGTATCCGGCCTTCCGTTTCATCGCGGTTCAGAACAAGCGCGGCGCCTGGGTGCCGGAGGAAATCAAGCCATGACCGTTTTGCTGGCATGTCCCCTGGAGGCCCACCGTGCCGTGCTGAGCGCGTCCCGTGCTCTCGCCGGCATCATTGTCCGCGAGACGCTGGAAAGTGTTTTACAGGGCAAGGCAAACGCGAATGAAAGCCGTATAACTACGTTGGACCTCCTGCCGAGGAAGGCATGACCAAGACCACGACCGACACCGTAACCCGAATCCTGGACTGGATCATCGACATCGAGGATGGGCTCGTGGACGACCCGCGGGACCCCGGCGGGCTGACGAAGTACGGCATCAGCCAGCGGGCCTACCCGGACCTGGACATCGCCAACCTGAGCGAAGCTGATGCCCGGGCCATCTACGTCCGGGATTTCCTGCCGCCATACCTGGCGCTCCCGTGGCCGCTATCGCTGCTCTGCACGGACGCCGCGATTCAACACGGCCCGCACGTCCCGGTGTCGCACCTCCAGCAGGCGGTAAACCGGGTGTACGGGCGCCGGGTACTGACCGTGGATCGGTGACCTGGGGCCCCTGACCCTCGACTGCCGTGCGAGGCCTCCCGGTCTGGCCCCTGGCCATGCAGGTCGTGAGCCTGCGGATTGGGCACTACATCGGGCTGAGGACCTGGCCAGTGCACGGCAAGGGCTGGGCGAGACGGGTGGCGAGGCTGATGGAAGTGGCGGGGAGGGAGGTGGAAAAATGAGGGATGTCATCGTGTTGAAGGGCGCCATCGCGATTTGCCGGGCAGTGGGCAAGGACCGCCGGAACATCGTCCGGTTGGTCCGCGATGAAAACCTCCCGGCTTGGCAGGAGCAGGGAAAGGGGGCCTGGTTTGCGCTGCCCGAAGATCTGAAGGCCTGGGTGGAGAAGCGGGCGCGGTTGTATCTCGAGGAAAGGCCGGAACAGCTCGAAGGATGAGTTTCAAGAAAACACATTGAAAACACATGAATACGAAAACTTTTTTCAAAGATACCGCGTGGGTACGCGCGGACTACAAACGCCCTTTGGCGCACCTATCTCAAAGTCTAACTCAGGCGACCTATATTTTAAGCTTGACATTGTTGCGCCGTGGAAATACCCGAGATTAATAATCGTTATACAATACTTTGAATGCTGAAATATTTAAACTGTGCGGCGTGCCAAGTTAAGTCACAGCGATTCATCTAGGAGCATTGACATGTTGAAAGCCATTGCCGGCTTTGTTGTGGTATTTACATTGTTCTTTTCGAATACCGCGATGGCGGTCCATTGGTTGGTTGAGCAAGAAATCGTCCGTGTTACACAATCTGAAACTGGTCAAGTTGTCGTTAATACGGGTGGAGATGATTATTGGACAGCAGCCGGTGATTCAAATACAAAATCAATTTTGGTTACGCTTCTCGCTGCTCAAGCTATGAAAGCAAAAGTTTCTTTAAAGTTTAACGGCGCTGACCTTATTGCAGTAACTGTATTGTCAAATTAATATTGGTACATAAAATGTCTACGCTATCTATCTTATAATAATTTCAAATATATCATTGTCACCTCATAAAGCGAGTCGCCGCTCATGATACGATTTCATCGCGCCAAGTGCATGAATATTTTCAAATCATGTTGCGTAGTTGCCGGTGTTCTACTCCTGCATTGTTTCTGCCTCGCCGCCGCGGCCTCCGCCGCTAGGTACGACTTTTCGTATAGCGGCAAGTCGCGTTTGGGGGCCGTGGCGGAATACAACGGCTCGACCGCGACCGGGCTCCGCCAGGACCTCTCCCATGATGCCGCCGGAAACGTCACGGTCCTCGCCAAAACCGGTGGCATCGCGGACAACGACGGCGATGGCATGCCCGACGACTGGGAGACGCAATACGGTCTGAACACGGCCCTGAATGATGCCGGCTTGGATACAGATGGGGATGGCCTGACCAATTTGCAGGAATATCAGTACGGCACCGATCCTACCAAACAAGACACGGACAACGATGGCTTGAGCGACGCTGTCGAGGTCAATGACAACAACATCTGGACTTCTCCGCTCGCCAAGGACACCGACCAGGACGGCATGGCCGACGGTTGGGAAGATACCTACGGCTTCGACCTGAGCATTGACGACGGCCAGGGCGACGCCGACGGCGACGGCTACACCAATGCCCAGGAATACACCGGCCATTCCGACCCGAACGACCCGGCCTCTCTGCCGTCGTGGCGAATCATCCCCTATCTCCTGCTCATCTTCGACGAAGAAGAATAGCCGAGGCCGAGGACACCATGCACACCGAAATGACCGCACCGGGCAAGACCCTCGCAATCATCCTCGCCCTGGCCCTCTGGCTTCTGGCCGCGTTGCCGGCGTCAAGTCGGGCCGACGAAGAAGCCCCCGCCGACCAAGCCGTTGTCCAGACGCAGGAAGACGACGGCTCTTCCGACACCCCGGACGATGACACGCCCCCGGCCGAGGAAATTGAGCCCACGCCTGAAGAATTGGCGGCAGCCGAGGCGCCGCGCGTCGACTTGATCCAGGACGAAAGCAAGCAGGCCGCATCCGTGGTGCAGGGGGATCGAATCCTCCTCCAACGGTGCGGCCAAGACCAGCCTGAAGCTCTTCGTGCCGCCCGGACGGGGCGGGCTCGCTCCCGAGCTTACCGTCACTTACGACAGCCAGCGCGGCAACGGCTGGCTCGGTGTCGGCTGGGACCTCGATGTCGGAGCAATCCAGCGCTCGACCAAGCACGGTGTGAGCTACACCGGGACCCAATTCGAGTTGCAGCAACCGGACGGATCGGGCGAGCTGGTCGAAGTTCAAGTGGGGACGGGACACTACCGCAAAAAGATCGAGGATGAATTCGCCGACTATCGTTTATTACAGCACCGGGAATTACTGGCAGGTCATACGGAAGAATGGCCATGTATATACATATGGCACCGAGGATGCATCGCGGCAAATATTCGCCGGCCCCGTCACCTTCAAATGGCACTTGGACAAGATAGCTGACAACAATAACAACGAGATAATCTACAGCTACGCCAATAGTGGCGTTGCGGGTGATGATCATACATATCTGTTTACGATTAGCTACAATCATAACAACATCATCAGATTCTATCTTGAAGATCGTGACGACAAGCCATACGACTACCGCCCGCTGGCAAAGGACATCATCAACAAGCGCCTGCGGTCGATCACCATCTCCAGCAACGGCAACAAGGTGAAGGCATATGCCTGCACCTACCACCAAAGCGGGAGCACGGGCAAAACGCTGCTGGCGAACATTGTCGAATACGGCAATACCTTCTCCGTAGCCTCGGACGGCACCATCAGCGGCACGCCAAACCTGCCGTTGATCAGTGCTACCTATAACGAGGCCGGACAGACTTGGACCGACAAAGCGGATGAGGGCTTTGGTGGAGTGACTTGGCAGTCCGCCACGGGGAATCTCCATGCGGCTGTCGGGGATTTCGACGGCAACGGTTATGACGACGTCATGACCGTAGAGTACGAAAGCTTCGCATCCAACGTTGTGCCCGAGGAAGAGGCGACAAACGCTGCAGGGCAAGTCGTCATCTATTCCGGTTCCGCAAGCGGCTTCACTTCCTCCCGTGGAAACGTGCCCGCACTTACCGTGAGCGCGACCAGCACGTCGAGGCACTACGATACTGGAGATTACGACTTCGACGGCAGGTCCGACGTTGCGGAATATGGTTTCGACTGCGCCAATGTATTTTTACATCAGAATGGCACATCCTGGCCAAAAAGAGGTTTAACCTCTGACATCGTCAGAGACAGGTTCGGTTACGGCGCAGACTTCGATGGGAATTTCATCTCGGATTTCTTAGTGCATGACGTATTAGACAGCGGTGGAGGCGCCGAGTATGAATATGCGGCATCTTGGAATGGTGCCGAAATAGGAGCAAGCACGTCAGACAACCCGCCATCGCCTTATGTTGCGTTGACAGCCGACTTCACCGGTGATGGTGTGGCGGACATCGTTCATCCTGAAAAAAATCACATGTGGACATGGAACGGCACCAAGCTCAAGAATATCATAATAAACCCCAGTGCCGGGTCTAACACCGATGCTTTCGGCGGCGGTGGTGGCGACTGGGTCAAATACCAAGCCGGCGACTTCAACGGCGATGGCATTGCCGATTTCTTCCGGCTCCAAGCCATTTCCGGATACTTGCGTATCAGCGTAGCCATCAGCATGGGCGGCGGGAACTGGGACATTGACACAGACACCCTTTCAGTAGCTGCTGGAGATCTCCAGAAAACTGGAGCCCAGGTGGCAGATTGGAACGGCGACGGCATCAGCGACATTGCCTATTACATCTCCACCGCCAGCACGAAACGCCATATCCTCTATGGCAAGGGTGACGGCACGTGGCTTGATGTAGGTCTGACTGTAAATCCTCCGGTGCTGGACAACCTCCCCAACGGCAAGTACCTGGCCGGCGACTTCAACGGAGACGGAAAGGCCGACATCATTTCGACTGACGGGACGCGCGCGTCCATTTCCGACGGCAGCAAGCCGGACCAGCTGGTTACGCTGACCAACCGCTTTGGCGGAACGACGACCATCGCCTACAGTCCGTCCTCGGCCTACGAGAAAGATTCCTTGCATTATCTGCCCTACATCGTCTGGGTCGTGTCGTCAGTGAAGTATGAAGACACGAGCAGTCCAGTCGCCACGACGCACTACTCATACTACAACGGTCATCACGACAAGGAGGACCGTGAGTTCCGAGGATTTGCCACCGTTACCCGGACGAATGCCGATGGCACGCTGACAGCCAGTACGTACAACCAGGATGACTACAAGAAAGGGAAGCTGGCCAGTGTGACGGAACAATGGCCGAACGCCTCGCCTTTCAAGGAGACAACCTACACCTGGGGAAAGACAACAGCAAATCCGGGCAGTGGTTTATGGTATTTTGTTTCTCTCGACGAGAAGTACACAAAATACGAGAACAATACTGCAAAGTTTCACGACGAAAAGTACACGTACGATACATTTTGTAATCGTCTTGTCACTTTTATAGAAGGTACTGACGCTCTGAAAATCCGTAAAGGGCTCACATACTGGACGCCATCCAGTGGGAATAAGACCAACATCATGTTCCAGGTGGCGACTGACGCCATAGCGGAATACGACATCAACGGGGCTATAAAACCGAATTCCCGCCGGGTTGAATATGATTACGATAATGCCACGGGAAATCTCACCCGAAAACGCGTCTATTTCGATAGCTCGAACTACGCAGCAACGGTCTACGGCTACGACCAGTACGGCAACATCGTCACCGAGACCGATCCCAACGGCAAGGTCACGACCACGGCCTGGGACAGCACCGGCACCTTCCCCCAGAACGTCACCCGGCCGCAGACCAGCGGCGTCAACCACGTCAGCAGTCAGGTCTACAATTCCGGCTTCGGCAAGCTGATCTCCGAAACCGACGAGAACGGCTTGACCAGGGAGTACGACTATGACGTGTTCGGTCGCTTGATTGATGCCAGCTACCCTGATGGCGGCCATATCCACCTCTCATATACGGAATTCTCCTCAAATCCCTTATCGCTTTTCTCGGTGCAGATGCAGACCAAGACCGTCAATACCCCGATAGATACCTATCTCTGGTTCGATGGTCAGGGCCGCATGGTGCAGAAGGCGGAGCTCGGAACCGGCGGCAAGGTCGTCACCCGCACGGACTATGACGTCATGGGGCGGCCGAGCAGTGTCCGCGGGCCGTTCTACTACTCCGGCGGCTACGCCTGGCCCATGAACCCCACGGGCTCGTTCCCCAAAACGGATTACGCTTACGATGGCCTTGGCCGCGTGGTAAAGGAGACGATCGACGATCCAACTCCGGAGGACATAGTTACAAACTACGCCTATTCCGGTTTTCAAGTCACCATCACCGACCCGGATACAAACAGCGTGACCACGGTCAAGGACCATCTCGACCGGATCATCCAGGTGGTGGAGCCCGGCAGCCTGACCACCTCCTACACTTACAACGCCGCCGGGGACCTGACCTCGATCACCGATGCGACCCGCAATATTAATAACATGGTGACCATGACCTACGACCTGGCCGGCCGGAAGACTTCCGAGACCGACCCGGACATCGGCTACCGGAAATACATCTACGATTCCGCCGGCAACCTGATCATCGAGCAATGGGCCGCGCAGTTGGGCTCGGCTTGGACCCGGCAGATCGTGACCACGTACGATGCCCTGAACCGCCCCCTGACAAAGACCTTCAGCAAGACCAGCGCGTCCATCGCCGCGACCAGCAACGTCACCTATCATTACGACAGCGCCACCAACGGCGTCGGTCTGCCCGCCGAAGTCATCAACGACTTCGCCGTCCGCGCCGTGGGCGCCTACGACGCCATGGGCCGCAAGACCTCCGAAACCCTGACCATCGACGGCAAGGAGCTGACCACCGCCTACGCCTACGACCTCGCCGGCCGGCCGACCTCGGTCACCCATCCGGACGGCACCACGGTCACGACCAGCTACTACGCGGGCACGAGCCTGGTGCAGTCGGTCAGCGGCGGAGCCTCAGCCACGGCCACGGGCTACAACCCCGCGGGCAAGATCACGGGGTTGAGCTACGGCGGCGGCTTGGCGAACGTCACGTACGCCTACGACCCACAGTCCATGCGCCTGACCGCAATCACCGGCACCGACAAGGACGGCGCGACGGTTTTCTCCCGCCAGTACGTCTACACCAAGGCCGGCGACGTGAGCCGGATGTACCTGATCGGCAGCGCCAACGTGTACGACTGCATCTACGACGGCCTGCACCGCCTGACGGAGCTCAAGCATTCGGAAACCACGGCCATCAGGTGGACCTACGACAACGTGGGCAACATGGCCTCGGCCCAGACCCTGAACGGCGCGACCGCCTGGGGCTACAGCGCCATCGGCGAGCGGCGGCAGATGGTCTACGACGTGCGCAACATGCCGGTGGCCGTGCAGTCGCAGACCGGGGACACGCTATTCGTCTACGACGGCGACGGCCGGCGGGTGAAGAAGCTGGCGCCCGGCCGGCTGAAGACGTATTATGTCACCGACACCTTCGAGCTCGTCAACGGCCAGCCGACGATCTCGCTGTTCTTTGGCAACGTGCGTTTCGCCCAGTGGAACGGGGCGGCCAGCTACTTCATCCGCGACCACCTGAACTCGGCCTCGGTGGCCCTGGACGGCACGGGCGCTGTGGTGGAGTCGGCGGAATACCTGCCCTTCGGCGCGGCCAGGCAGGCCGGCGTGGAGATCACCAGCACGGACTACGCCTTCACCGATCAGGAGAAGGACCGCAGCACCGGCTTCTACAACTACGACGCCCGCCACTACGACCCCAATGCCAGCCGGTTCATCTCGCCGGACAGCCTGCTGCCCAACCCCTACGACCCGCAGCAGCTGAACCGGTATGCGTATGCCCGGAACAACCCGCTGAAATATGTTGATCCGAGTGGGCATTGGGCCCAAGCAGCATTTGCTGAGCTGCAGATGGCTTATTTCGAAGTGTCCATCTATGCAGCGGAGAATTGGCCCTCCCTTGTTAACGCTATCCGTACAGTCATTTCAGTTGTTTCTCTTGACCCCGACGAGCCCAAAGGGATGGCCATGTCTAACGGGGCTGGGTTCGAAAATGAACCAGGTTCGGTAACGCCCCCAAGTGATAACGCGACACCTAGTGATGGCAATAATGATAATCAAAAAAACAATGGTGAAAAGAAAACTGAAACTCAGATAACAAGTGGAGAACAAAGAGCCCCCAAAAGTGGACCGCCAAATTCAATATATGAACAAGTACAAAATGGAGAAGTAAAATCTAGAACATTTTATGATGGGAATGGTCGTCCTTTTAATAGACAGGATTTCTCGCATCCACATAATGGTACAATTCCTCATGATCACGATTTTTCATTTAATGCAGATGGACAGCCGATTGCGAGTGAAAGAGTTCAAGATTTACGCCCCGGGTATGACAATACACCAACAATTGAACTGAACGAGATAGACCCATGAGTTATTTTTCATTTGGATCAATTAAATGTTCTGCTGATAGTAATTTCGATATCATTGCTTGGCATGTTTTAAAAAATGGCATGATGCATAAAATAAATTTATTATTTCAACATAATATACATCAAAGAGATGTGGTCGAAATGCTTGATGAGCAAATTGGCAAGTCCGATGTTGACTTATTTTTTATGCTTACATCATCACCAATACACGACACGTCTGAAGAACTTATCTCGCCTCCGTATTTTGGTGAACAAAATCTAGAGTCAGTCAAAAGAAATCTTATAAGAATTGCTGAACTCATTAACGATATTATGCACAATAATGCAGTGCTGAGTGTTGTCCTTTGCTTTACTTTAGGGTATGATATTGCATTTCAAACCAGAGATATTCGAGTCGATCAGCTTGTTGATGTAATGCGGAATGATATTATCAAAGAATACGACATTCCATCGATCAAGTTTAACATATCAAGGTGATTCGCTTTTCTAGTTTCGCAGGATTACTAACAATAGTTAGTGTTGACGCGGGTAGCATTAGCTCTGAACTGAGCTCAGAGCCCTTTATTCTTTTTTATTGTCAATATGTTTTATTTGTCTTTTTAAATGCCATTTTCGTCTTCTGACGTCCTAGCCTGATTTCCCCCCTTACACTCCGCACCATCTGCGCCATGGGTTTGCCCGGCGTGGGTGGGCGCGGCTTTTGTTCCTCGGCTGTCTCCTGCCTGCCCGGGCCTCCATGGCCCGGGTTTTTGTTTCCAAACGGCAACAGGAGGCAGTTTCATGCTTTCGACCATCGGCGCGTGGATCATTGCGAACAAGGTGGCGGTGGGGACCATCGGGTTGTGGGCGGCGGAGCAGCTGGTGCGGATGCTGCCCGTCTCGTGGAACGGCATCGTCTACGACTCGATCAAGTTCATCCTGCAGCGGGCCGGGGTGATCAAGAGCGGCGCCCTCGGGCTGGTCCTGGTCTGCGGGCTGACCCTCGGGCTGGCCGTGGCCACGGCCGGGTGCGGGATCGTGTCCACGGCCTCGACCGTGACCTACCCCACGGCCTGCACCGATTCCACCACCTCGGCGGATTCGATCCTGATGCAGCTCGACGACCCCTACACCCTGGGCGCGGCGATCAAGCTGGCCAACGCCGCGGCCATCACCGCCGGGGCCTACGCGGCCCAGGACGGCTACGACGTGTGCGTGAAGATCGAGGCCTTCCTCGAGACCGATTCGCCGACCTGGTCCGACTTCGCCACGCTGGTGCAGGCCGAGGTTTCCGACGCCAACGCCAAGGCCGGGCAGATCGTGCTGCTCGCGTCCGCGGTGCTGGGCACGTCCGGGGTGCTCGACCAGGCCATCACCATGAACGCCTGCGACGTGGCCTTGTCCGTGGAGCTGCTGGACGAGCTGGAGGCGACCTTCGTTGCCCTGGGCGCCACGGCGACCGAGACAAGCACCACGGCGGCCTCGGAGTAGGGGCGATGGGCCTGGTGCTGCAAGCCGGGGACATCCTGGACTTCCACGGCTCGGGCGAGCTGGAGGTGGCGATCCGCTGGGCGGACAAGCGGCCGGGCGACCGCGAGGTCTACGCGAACCACGTGGCCATCGCGGTCGGCCCGGCCTCCATCGTCGAGGCATTGTGGACCGTCCAGGAGCACGCTTACGGCGACGTGGCCGGTGCGGTGCACGAGGTCTGGCGGCATGAAGGCCTGTCCGAGGTGCAGCGTGAGGCCCTGGCCGGCGCGGCCCGGGCCTATGTCGGGCGCAGGTACGGCCTGGTCAAGCTCGCGGCGCATTTCGGGGACTGCATGCTGGGCAAGGTGGCCGGCCGCGAGGTCTACCTCTTCCGGCGGCTGGCCCGGTTCGACAGCTATCCCATTTGCAGCTGGGTAGTGGCCTGGGCCTACTGGAAGGCGCTCGGCGTCACCTTTGGCTGCGAGCCCAACGCTGCCGCTCCCCACGACATCCGCGCCCATATGCTCTGTACCCCCAGCTGGCTGTGCCTGGCCAAGGTGGAGGCCGAGGCATGAGCGAGCAGGGCAAGGACGCCGTCGGCGAGCTGTGGAAGGCCGTAAACGACCTGCGCAAGGGCCAGAGCACTCTTGAAGCCGAGGTCAAGGCCGGATTCGCGCGGATCGAAACCTTGCTGAAGGAACGCTGCGAGGCACGCATGAGCCGGATCGAGCGCTTGGAGAAGACCGACGCGGACCACGAGACGCGGCTTTCCGCGGCGGAGAAGACGCTCGAGCGGATCAGCGTCAAGTTGGCCATCATCGCCGGTCTGGGGGCTTTGGTGGGCAGCGCGCTCGTCACCTGGCTCTTCAAGGTGCTGGGGGGCTGAAGAATGGCCAAGGCCGCAGCCACGACGAGCACGCAGAAGGCCAGGATGGGCCGGCCGGTGACCTACTCCGAGGCCCTGACCTGGAAAATCTGTGACCGGATCGCTCAAGGTAAATCGCTCGTTTCGGTCTGCAAGACCCTGGGGCTGGTCTACAGCACCGTCGTAAGATGGCTCCAGCAGCCGGAATACGAAGACTTTTGCAACAGATACGCGCGCGCACGCGAGGACCAGGCGGATTACCTGGCCGATGAGATCGTGGACATCGCGGACAAGACCAAGGACCCGCAGAAGGCCAAGGTGCAGATCGACGCGCGGAAGTGGAAGACCGCCAAGCTCAAGCCCAAGAAGTACGGGGACCACGTGGACGTGGAGCTGAGCGGGAGCACGAGCCACGACGTGTGGGTCCGGCTGCTGACGGAACAGGTTGCGGCGGGGAAGGACGGCGATGCAGGCGATGAGCGCTGACACCGAGCGCGCGCTGCGCCTGCGCCTGATGCGCGATTTTCCCTACTACGCGCAGGCCGCGCTGCGCATCCGCTCCAAGTCCGGGGCCATCGTGCCGCTCGTGCTCAACGCGGCCCAGCGCTACCTGCACGGCCGGCTCGAGGCCCAGAAGACGCAGACGGGCATGGTGCGGGCCTTGATTCTCAAAGGCCGGCAGCAGGGGTGCAGCACCTACGTGGGCGGGCGGTTCTACCACCGGACCACGCACGGCCGGGGCATCCGGACCTTCATCCTGACCCACGGCAACGACGCGACGCAGAACCTGTTCGAGATGGTCCAGCGCTTCCACGAGCACAACTTGCCCGAGCTGAAACCGAGCGTCGGCACCTCGAACCGCAAGGAGCTGATCTTCAGCGCCCTGGACAGCGGCTACCGCGTGGGCACGGCCGGGTCCCAGGACGTGGGGCGGTCCAGCACCGTGCAGCTGTTCCACGGCTCGGAGGTCGCCTTCTGGCCCAACGCGGAGAAGCACGCCGCGGGGGTGATGCAGGCCATCCCGAGCGAGCCCGGCACGGAGATCATCCTCGAGTCCACGGCCAATGGCATGGGCAATTTCTACCACCGCAAGTGGCAGCAGGCCGAGCGCGGCGAGGACGCCTTCCAGGCCATTTTCGTGCCCTGGTACTGGCAGGACGAGTACGCCGCGCCGGTGCGGGAAGACTTCAGCCTGAGCGAGGAAGAGGCCGAGTACCAGGCCGCCTACGGGCTCACCTTGGAGCAAATGGCCTGGCGCCGGGAGAAGGTGCGCGAGCTCGGCGACTTGCTCTTCAAGCAGGAGTACCCGGCCAACCCGGCCGAGGCCTTCCAGGTCACCGGGACCAACAGCTTCATCAAGCCCGAGCTGGTCCTTCGCGCCCGCAAGACCACGCCGGGGCGCAGCTACGGGGCCGTGGTCGCGGGCTTCGACCCGGCGCAGATCGAGGACGCCGGGGACCGGGACGCGTTCGTCTTTCGCCAGGGCCTCACCCTGTTCGGGCTCGAGTACCACCGCATGGGCTTCGCCGAGAAACTGGGGTTCCTGACGCGCAAGCTGGAAGCCGGCGTGCCGCGCATCGACATGCTGTTCATTGACTTCGGCGGAGGCGGGCACGAGCTGGCCTCCATGCTCATCGAGCGCGGTTTCGGCGGCCGGGTGCGGGTGGTGAACTTCGGCGCGGCGGCGAGCGAGCCGCAGAAGTACGCGAACCGCCGGGCCGAGATGTGGGACCGCTGCCGGGCCTGGCTGGCGGACGACGACGCGCCGGCCTGCATCCCGGACGACGACGCCCTGCACGCCGATCTGGTGGCGCCGGGCTTCAAGTACGACAGCCGCACGCGGTTGCAGCTGGAGAGCAAGGACGACATCCGCGCTCGGGGGCTGGCCAGTCCGGACGGCGGCGACGCAATGGTCCTGACCTTCGCCGAGCCCGTGTACCGGGAGCACGTGGTGGGCTCGGCCAGGAACAGGGCGAAGACCGACTACAAGGTGCTGTGAGGAGAAAAAGCCATGGGATTCGGCGGGGTTAGTTCCGGCTCGATCCAGTATCCGGACATCGAGGAGCCCGACACCGAGGCCAAGAAGGCCGCGGACAAGGAGCGCAAGCAGGCCGCGCTGGCCAGCACGCGCAACAAGACCGTCCTGACCAGCGGCAAGGGCGACACGAGCACGGCCGCGACCAGCAAGCACACGCTGTTGGGGCAGGCCTGAGGACGAAATGGACGCCCAAGTGAACGCGGTACAGTCGGATGCGGTCCGCAAATGCGCCCGGCGGTTGCAAAGCCTGCGGCGCGAGCGCCAGTCCTGGGAGGACCATTGGCAGGACCTGGCCGACTACCTGCAGCCCAGGCGCAGCCGGTTCCTGGACAAGGGCGACCGGACCAACTGGGGCAGCAAGAAGAACGACAAGATCATCAACTCCACGGCCCCGGACGCGCTGGACACCCTGGCCTCGGGCATGCAGGGGGGGCTGACCTCGCCCTCGCGGCCCTGGTTCAAGCTGGGGCTGTCCGACCAGGCCGCGGCTGAATACGGACCGGTGAAGGCCTGGCTGCATCTCGCCCAGCGCGGGCTGTTGACCGTGCTCGGCCGCTCCAACTTTTACGACGCGATTCACACCCTGTACCTGGAGCTGGGGGCCTTCGGCACGGGCGTTCTCTTCGTGGAGGAGGACGACGAGACGCTGGTCCGGTTCCGGACGCTCACCATCGGGGAATATTTTCTCGCCAACGGCATGAACGGGCGCGTGAACGCCATCTTCCGCCAGTTCCGCATGACCGCCTTGCAGCTCGTGGAGCGCTTCGGGAAGGACGCGGTGTCCCAGGCCACGCGGTCCAAGGTGGAGGCCCAGGCCGGCGACGAATGGGTGGACGTGGTCCACTGCGTCTATCCGCGCGAGGGCTACGACCCGGAGTCCATGAACCCCAAGCGTCGCCGCTTCGCCTCGGTCTACTACGAGGGCGGCCCCGGGGGCGAAGGCGGGCACCTCCTGGAGGAGAGCGGCTTCTACGAGTTTCCGGCCATGTGCCCGCGCTGGAGCGTGACCGGGTCCGACGTCTACGGCTACTCGCCGGGCATGCATGTGCTCGGGGACGCGAAGATGCTCCAGGCCATGGAAACAAAGGCGCTCAAAGCCCTCGACAAGCAGATCGACCCGCCGCTGGCCGCGCCGTCGTCCATGGCCGCGGCCGGCATTTCCCTCATCCCGGGCGACGTGAACTACGTGGACGCGGCCCAGGGCGAGGCCTTGAAGCCGATCATCAACGTGAACCTGAACGTGCAGCAGGTCGAATACAAGATCGAGAAGATCCAGCAGCGCATCGAGCGGGGCCTCAAAAACGACCTGTTCCGGATGCTGGACGCGCTCGGAGCCCAGGGCCGGCAGATCACGGCTACCGAAATCACGGAGCGCCAGCAGGAGAAGCTGCAACAGCTCGGGCCGGTGCTGGAGCGCTTGCAGAACGAGCTGCTCGACCCGCTCATCGACCGCGTCTTTGCCATCCTGGACCGGCGCGGATTCTTCCCCCGGCCGCCGGACGAGCTCTTCGACCAGGACCTGAAGGTCGAATACGTCTCCATGCTGGCCCAGGCCCAGAAGATGACCGGCGTGACCGCCTTGCAGCAGGTGTCCTCCTTCATCGGCCAGGTGGCCCAGACGCAGGCTGCGCTGGCCCAGCAGCCGGACGCCCTGGACAACCTGGATACCGACGCTTTGTGCACCGAATACGCGGACATGGTCGGCACGCCGCCGGCCGTGCTGCGCAACAAGGAGCGCGTCCGGACGTTGCGCCAGGCCCGGGCCGAGCAGCAACGCCAAGCGGCCCAGGCGGAACAGCTGGAGCGGGCCGTGGGCATGGGCAAGACGCTCTCGGAAACCACGATCGGCCAGAACAGTGCCATGGATGAGCTTCTGAAGGGGATCACGCAATGACGGACGAACTCTACGCGGACGAACGCGAGCGGCGCAAAATCCAAACCGAGAAAACCAAGGCGGCCAGGGACCAGGCCCTGGACGACGTGGCCCGGATCGCGGCCACGCCCGAGGGGCAGCGCTTCTTCCGGCGCTTCCTGGCCCTGGGGAGGTTCAACGAGCCGACCTTCCGGGGCAACAATTTCGGCGAGGCCTCATACCTTGAGGGCCGGCAGTCCATGGCCAATCAGATCTTCACGGACATCCTGGCCGCCTGTCCGGAGCGGCTGCAACAACTTCTCACGGAGGAAGAACCATGAGCGAAACCCTTGTGACGCCCGGCGCGGACGCGGCCGGCGCTCCGAAACCCGAACCCATTGCGCAGGAGCCCACGCCCGAGACGGCCAAGCCCGAGGAGCCCAAGGCCGAGGAATCCGAGAAGGCGAAGGGCGAGAAGCAGGAGCCCGAGAAGCCCCCGGAAAAGCCCGAGGATTACACCCTCGAGGTTCCCGAGGTCTTCACGGCCGAGTCCCTGCCCAAGGAGCTGCGCGAGGCCAATGCCGCGACCCTGGGCGAGGTCAAGGCTTGGGCCGCGAAGCACGGGGTGCCCAACGCCGCGCTCCAGGAGCTGGTGAGCGCCTACGGCAAGAGCGCCGAGGGGCTGAACGCCACGGCGGCCGGGCTGCGCGAGGCGACCTACGCCAGGAACCAAGAAACATGGATCGCGGCGCTCAAGGACGACCAGGAGTTCGGCGGCGGCAACTTCGAGGCCAACGTCAAGGTGGCCCTGAAGGCCGTGCAGAAGTTCAGCGCGCCGGGGCTGACCGAGCTTTTGAACCAGACCGGCCTCGGCTCGCATCCCGAGGTGGTCAAGTATTTCTGGCGCGTGGGCAAGGCCATGGCCGAGCCCGGCATGGAAGGCGCGCAGGCCGGCGACACCGGCGCCCGCGATCCGGCGAAAACCCTCTATCCCGACCTGAAATAGGAGTGAACGAAGATGGCCACGATCGGCGAAACCAACCCGACCCTGCTGGACCTGGCCCGGCGCCTGGACCCGAACGACCGCATCGCGGTCATCGTGGAGCTCCTGGCCGAGACCAACGAAATCCTGTCCGACATGACCTTCGTGGAGGGCAACCTCCCCACCGGCCACAAGACCACGGTGCGCACCGGCCTGCCCTCGGCCACCTGGCGCAAGCTGAACTACGGCGTGCAGGGCGGCAAGTCCAAGACCAAACAGGTCACCGACTCCTGCGGCATGCTGGAGGCCTACGCCGAGGTGGACAAGGCGCTCGCCGACCTGAACGGCAACACCGCGGCCTTCCGCCTGAGCGAGGACCGGGCCTTTCTGGAGGCCATGAACCAGGAGATGGCCGCGACGCTCTTCTACGGCGACACGGACGCGGACCCGGAGAAGTTCAACGGTCTCTCGCCCCGCTACAACGCCATCGGCACGGACAAGGACGTGTCCACCTACAACGTCATCGGCGCCGGCGGCGCGGGCGCGGACAACACCTCGGTCTGGCTCGTCAACTGGGGCCTGAACACGGTGCACGGCATCTACCCCAAGGGCTCCAAGGCCGGGCTGCAGCACGAGGACCTGGGCGAGGTGACCCTGTTCGACGAGGACGGCGGCAAATACCAGGGCTACCGCACCCATTACAAGTGGGACTGCGGCCTGACCGTGCGCGACTGGCGCTACGTCGCGCGCATCTGCAACATCGACGTCTCCGACCTGGCCACGGCCGGCGCGGACGAAGACAGCTCCGCGGCGCTCGAGCTGTTCATGATCGACGCCGTGAACCGCATCCCGAATCTGGGCCTGGGCCGGTCGGCCTTCTACTGCAACCGCCAGGTGGCCACCGCGCTCACCAAGCGGGCCATGAACAAGAAGAACGTCAACCTGACCATCGGCGAGTGGGCGGGCAGGCCCATCACCATGTTCTGGAACATCCCCATCCGCCGCTGCGACGCCATCCTGAACACCGAGGCGGCCGTGGCCTAAGGCCGGCGAAAAGCCCTGCGAAAGGAGAAACCGAGATGATCATCGACAACGAGCTGATGTTTTCCGACGGCCAGGCCGAGACCACCGTGGCAGAGCACGCCTCGACCAACGTGGTTGACCCTGGGCGCGGCCGGCGACGCCCACATCGCGCCGTTCCTGTGCATCCTGGTGGCCGTGGCCGCGGCCTCGGCCGGCGCGGCCACGGTGCAGTTCAAGCTGGAAACCGACAGTGATGCGGCGTTCGGCTCGGCGGAAACCCTCTACGACTCCGGAGCGCTCGACGTGGCCGACCTGGCCGCCGGCACCTGGGTCTGCCGCACCCGGCTGCCGCGCGGGCTCAAGCGCTACCTGCGGGTGACCTACACCATCGCCACCGCCGCGCTCACGGCCGGGGCCTTCGACGCCTTCATCACCCCGGAAGTGGATACCAACGAGTAAGGGAGCGCGCCCCGGCCACGGCTTTGACCCTGCCGGGGCGCGTCTCCAGGAGCGATGCACGTGGCCACGAGTGAAACCGAAATCTGCAACCTGGCCCTGGTCCGGCTGGGCGACTACATGATCACCGCCCTCGACGAGGAGAGCACCGCGGCCCGCTACTGCGCCCTGTTCTACGCCGGGGTGCGCGACGCGGTCCTGCGCGATTATCCCTGGAACTTCGCCGTGCGCAAGAAGGCACTCGCCCTGGCCGACGAGACGCCGGTCTTCGGTCACGCCTTCATGTACGGTCTGCCCTCGGACTGCATCCGGGCGCTCGACCTGCGCGCATCCTTCCGGAGCGGGCCGGCCGTGGAGTTCGCAATTGAGCTGAACGCCGCCGGCACGACCCTGATGCTCTGCACCGACGAGCCGGCCGCTTACCTGCGCTACGTCGCCCGGGTGGAGGACCCGAGCCTGTTCGACGCCGAGTTCGTGGAGGCCGTGAGCTGGAAGCTGGCCGCCGACCTGGCCCAGCCCATCACCGGCGACAGCTCCAAGCAGCAGGCCATGCTGAGCATGTA